TATATAACTGATGGTCAACATGTCAACAGCGTTGGCCGCTGTGCTTAGTGTTTTAAATCCGCCAGCAAACTTCATTGTACTAGTTAGTGTAAACGGTCCGCCAGTTGCTGGCTGTGTAATGATCAAGGTCAAGGATTGTCCGCTTACTGGAGTAGTCAATGCGTTGAGAGTAATGCTGCCAGATAAAGTAATAGTCTGTACGTTGCCGTTGGCCGCGTTAGGTGTTATAGTGCCTGTGGTTGTGCCGCCAGTGAAGACGGTATCACGAGCATCTGTGTAAGTCAGTGTGGTAAACCGGCCGGTGCCTGCTGCAGTTCCGCCAATAGCCGGAGGACTTGCTAGATATGTGCTAAAGCCAGTTCCACTTACAGTTGAATTTGCTGATAGTGTTGTAAACGCACCTGTGTTGGGTGTTGTGGCTCCAACCGTACCATTATGCGCTCCAGAAAGACTTACTGTTAATACACCTGCACCACTCAAGGTCATTATGTTAGTTGCGCCAGCATACCATTTGAATTGCTCCGTAGCACTTGGAACGCTAAACCAAGTTGTACTGCCTTCAATACCAATGGCAAAGTCTGCTGCAACACCTGAGTTACCTGGATATAATATTATCTTAGTACCGGCACTAATGCCGTTAACAGTGGGTGCCGCAACACCGTTAGTGTTAAAATCAATACGGTTGCTAGTAGCACCGTTTAAATAAAGTTGACCTGTAGCTGCTGTGGCGTTACCTGTACCTGTTGTTTGTAAAGTGGTAAATCGTCCGGTGTTAGCAGTAGTGCCTCCAATAGCACCTGGACTTACTAAACTTAATGTACCGCCTAATGTTATGTTACCTGTACCAGTTACTGTACCTGATAATGTAATACCGCTGACTGTGCCGGTACCACTAACAGACGTTACAGTACCTCCAGTAGCACCACTAACACCCGAAAACACAAATGCTGTGCCGTTCCATTGCAAGTAAGTGCTGGCTGTTGTTGGTGCCACAACAAATCCAGTGGTGCCTGCAGCTGTTTGTACAAGTAGTTGTCTTACAGCGCCGCCTGCAATGTTAGTGGCTGTTGGCGCGGTAGAGCCCCATTGAAATGCTGAACCAGTCCACTGTAAGAATGTGTTGGTTCCACTTGCGGCAGCAACAAAACTTGTAGTATCAGCGGCTGTTTGATACGGAATTTGATTAGCAATACCGCCTACTATGTTAACTGATCTACTGGCAGTAGTTGCTGAACTTGCTGATCCTACACTTAGATTCGATGCGGTTCCTGTAAAGTTTGCGCCGCCAAATGATGGCGTTGCACCGCTGTTTACGTTTTGATCCAGTGTACGACTAGCACCTGAGATAGTTAATGTAAACGCCCCGTTGTTAACTCCAGTGCCACCGTATGTTGGGTCGATGACGCTGCCGTTCCACGTACCTGCGGCAATAGTTCCAACTGTGACTATGCTGGATGAACCCACTGTTGGGCTTGCACCAATTGAGTTATAACTGATTGTTATTGGATTCGAACCATTAAATGTAGTGCCGCTAACCGCACCTGTACCACTATTATCAATAGTTAGTACACTGTTAACTGTACCCGAACTTGAGCCAATAGGAATTTTAACCCATTTAACACCGTCATAAATTACGTTATCGCCTACAGCAAATGTAACGTTACCTGCACCAAAGTTAACTGTACCTGCTTCTGTAGTAACAAATTCAAAACCGTTTGTATTGTAAGCACTTGAAGCATTACTTAATGTTGGAGTATTAGTTGCTGCAGACCAACCACCTTGGAACACAATAGCTCCAGTAATGTTGGCTGCAATAACTCCTGAACCGTTAATGGTAATAGTAACACCGTCAACTTTAACACCACCTAACTGGTTGGTAGTTGCAGTGGCCAAACGAATAGCACCTCCTGTATTTGTCAGTCCCGAGTTAGCAACTGCTGGAACAGTAACACCGCCTAATACACTTGTAGTAGCGGTTGGTAATACGTATTGATTGCTACCGCTAATAACTCCGGTCGATGCGTTAATAGTAATACTTGTCCCGTCAACTTTAACACCGCCAAGTTGTGTAGTGCTGGCTGTTGCCAATCCAATAGTTCCACTAGTATTGTTAATACCGCTAGTGGCAACTGCTGGTATAATAACTCCGCCTCTAACTGTAGTCGTTGCGGCTGGTAATGTATAAGTGTTTGCTCCACTAATAATACCAGTTGTTGGATTGATAGTAATCGTAGTTCCGTCAGGTTTAACTCCGCCTAATATACTGGCTGTTGCTATAGGTAATGAATACTGATTGCTACCGCTGATAACACCGTTGTTAATTGTAATACTAGTACCGTCAACTTTAACACCGCCCAATACACTAGTTGTTGCAGTGGGCAGTGAGTAAATTGGTATTGCTGATATTGCTGAGTTTACATCTGCGGTAAGAGCGTAGGGTACTAGATCTACGGTCTTGGCATACGGGACCAAAGCTGTGGCTAGATTTGTTGCTAAGTTTGCGCTGGTAATAGCATTAGTCTGTACATAATCTTGCGTGGCTAATTTAAAACCGCCGGGAGTTTCCCCGTCCATATAACGGACAGTTATGTTGGTCGTATCGTTAACTAGTTCTCCGTTAGTATAACTCAGACTATCTAAATCTGATGCATCATACGCAGGTAATCTTACATGTTTCATCGGGTCATAATCCTTGATCAGGTATTGTATTTATCGACCCAAAAGAAAACCCCTTGCGGGGTTGACCACTATTACTTTTTAGAATAGTACTCGTAATTTACGCTAGTTTGATTTTCACGTAGGGTTTTGGCACCGTTTTTGTGATGAAACCGTTTGGCCATTTCAGTTTGTGGACTTAGTGTTACAATGTTCTTAATATCTTTGTAGTCGTTAAGTAACCATTCTGCGGCTTGTTTAAGTAGTTGTGCGCCAGCGCCAGGTGCGTATGACCAAATAGTATAAAATACAGCAACATCGTGTGTTTCTGCTAAGTTAACTAAATCTGCTTCATCTTTAGGAATATCTCTCAACCATTGCATACAAGTGGCCGCAAGGACTTCTTCTCCAGCCTTAAGGATGAGAATTTCAGCTAAATCATTAACTCTTTGTTCGAGAGGAATGTGAGGACGAACAGGGTCGTCCTTGATGACTTTAACGAATGGATCGTTAATATCCTTGATGTGGTGCAGCTCCATGAAGTCCTCGTATGGTATTATATGCGTATTTATTAAAACGCTAAGAAAACCTTATTACAACTAGATTACACTACATCATCGCCTGGTAAATTGTTTAATAGTTCTCTCAACTTACTAGACTCTACCTTGGCTTGTACTTTTGGTTTAGATAAATCAAAACCTTCTTTGGGACTTGCTCGCTCCCACCCAGTTGATGTTCCGCCAGAGTCTTCCTGTACTGTTTGACGTTGTTTAATCGATGCTAACAAACTACTGCCGGCACTCTGACTACTATTATTACCATAGCCTTCCTCACCTTCCACATCACTAATACGTAAACTATCTATGTTAAATTCTAAGTCAATTTTCATACCAACTCCACTACTACTACGTGTTTTCATTAGTTGGATTTGATAACGTCCACGTTCACGCATAGCCCGACTTGTAAAGATACCAAACACATTATCTGCTGTTTGTATCTTAGATAACCCTCCTGAGATATGACTATGATCAAACTCTACTTCTTCAACAGCACCTCGGTTCAACTGTGCCGCAGTTACAAACAAACAGTTCTTTTCCATGGCTAGGTTACGCAGTTCTTCTGAAACATATTTGTCTTTAACAAACAAGTTTTCTGCACTAATCTTCTTACCAATGGGCATGAGCAAGTCCAAGTAGTCTACTAATAGTACATCTACTTTACGGCCCATCTTAATTTCGTATTCCTTAAGATAAGCACGTATGTCATTTGTGGTCTTCCCAGACGGCATATACTTGACTTGGAACTGTCCGCTTTTCTTGCCAATCATTTTAACTTTCATTTCAACATCGTCAATGTTCTTGAAAATCTCACGAGTGGCAAAACCTGTAATCATTGCGTCCACACGCATTGATACTAATTCTTCACTAAGTTCTAATGTTAGATACACTACATTAAGTCCTGCTAGTGCCCAGTTAACACCTAAGTTAGCCAAGAACAAACTTTTACCTGCGCCGGATCCACCAGCAAAAATATTTAACTCACCTCGATTAAATCCGCCAA